TTCTTTGTACCTAAACCAAACAATCAAGTAAGACCTTTAGCATCTGTTCATTATGAGATATGGCGAGAATTAGAAGCCATGTTTATAGAAAATAAACATGATAAACAAGTTTTCATTTTACCTCGTGGCTGTGCGAAGACAACCATCATTGATATGGCATTAAGTGTCTTTTTGCATTGTTACGGTTACAGTACATATACAATTGTGTTAGCAAATAGGGAATTGGATGCCATAAAATTTGTAGATCAAACAAAAAAAGCTTTAAAAAATCCGTATATAGTTCATGCTTTTGGAAATCTAATCAATCCAAATAAGAGAACAGTCAATAAGCTTGAATTGGAATTAGACAATGACACGAAAATTGAAGCTTATTCGTCCGGTTCGAGTGTTCGGGGAGCAGCCTATATTAGTAAAAAAGGAATTTTCAGACCTACGTGCTATATAGCAGATGACTACATTTCCGAGCAAGATATTTTATCTGATGAAAGCAAACAGAAAAAGTATCAAAAATGGCTTAAAGAGATTGAAGAAGGTGGAGATGAAGCTGTCATTCGTGATGGTAAAATCATTAAACCAGCGACAAAGTTTATTGTGTTAGGTACTCCCTTAGCAAGGGGAGATTTTATAGACCAAATTAGAAAAAATCCTGAATATAAAGTATTTCATCGTAGTGTAGTGAACTTTGATGTAGATGAGTATTTCAAGAACAATGAGTATTGGCAAGAATTTAAAAGAATTTTATTCGATGATACAAGAGATGATCCGACTGAAGATGCAAAACAATATTATTTAACCAATATAGAACACATGAAATTCCCAACGATATGGGAAAAGTACGATTGTTGCAAACTGGCAATAAAATATTTTAATAAACGTTTAGCATTCATGCAGGAACTCATGTGTAATATCGAAAATATTGGTGACAAATGGTTTCATTCAAATAGAACTCAACCAAAAAAGGAAATCGAAAACCACAACTTTATCAAAACAATGATGGCTATAGATACAGCAGGAGTAAAAAATAAAGATAAAAGACGTTCAGATTATTTTGCTTTTGTTGTCGGATCACTTGCTGATAATGGATTTAAATATGTTCGAAAAGGACAACTAAGAAAATTCGATGAATTTGAGGATTACATAAAACATGTCATTAATCTTTTAAAGGAATTTGAAGATATTACTCATGTCTTTATCGAGAAAAATACATACAATGGTTTAGATGTTGAGCGGATTCAACAAGAAATTGAAAAAGATGGTTCATTAAGAAAAAGAAATATCACATTTATTAATGAAATGCAGCGGAAAAATAAAGACGATAAAATTTCAACTATTGTTTCAGACGTAAATAATGGACGAATTATTTTTTGTGAGGAAAGAGTAGAAAAAGATTTTCTTTCACAAGTCATGGAATTTTCAGGTCAACAATTCAGTCTTCACGATGATGCGTGTGACGCACTTAGTGAGTTTGCTAACAGAATCGATGAAATTGAAATACGAAAAGAAATTAAGTCCATCCCACGAGGATGGCTTTTTTAATTTGAGGAGGAGGTGAAAAAGTGGTAAAAGATGAACTAATACTTAAATTAATTCAAGAATTAAACCTACAGCGTCCAAAATACCAAAAACTCTTGGACTATTACGAAGGAAATCACAAAATCCTTTATGAAAAACCTAAAGTTGACGAAACACGAGCTGATGAACGTGCATACTTCAACTATTGTAGAAAAACGGTTCAAAACTATACGGGTTACTTATTAGGAAAGCCTGTGAACTATTCCTCAAAATCAGGCAATAAAGAATTTCTTGATACGATTGATTATTACTTTAGCCATTGGGAAAAAGAACACAATATTAATTTAAAGCAACAAACAGAAATTTTCGGTGTTGCGTATGAGGTGGCATATATCAATACAGATGGAGAGTTTCAATGTACATACTTTTCTCCTCTTGAAATGATTGTTTTGCATGATGGCAGTGTTGATCGAAATGTTTCTGTTGCAGTACGTCATTACAAAGTGAAATATGATGATACTGAATATGTAGATGTTTGGGATGATGAGCATTATTCACAATATACGAAAGATGGAGATAAACTTACGCTTATTGAACAAAAGCGTCATTTCTTCTCACGTTGTCCAGTAATTGAAGTACCAAACAATGATTTAAAGAAATCTGCGTTTGAAGATATTATCAGAATCGTGGACATGTACAATAAAATCCACAGTACAGCCGGAAACGAAATCATTGACCATCGACAAGCATATTTAGTGATTGAAAATGCAGACCTTTCTTTTGAAGATGCACAAAAGATGAAAGAGAATGGTATTTTGCTTGTACCAAAAGGTTCCAGAGTATATTGGGCAACAAAAGATATAAACGGTGAATTTGTTAAAGATATGCTCAAAGATTGGCAAGATGAGATTTACATACAAACAAATCAAGTTAATCTAAATGAAAATTTCCAAAGTAATACCAGCGGAATTTCTATTCGTTTAAAATTACAGGAATTGGAAAATATTTCAGCGATTAAAGAATCCATTTTTGAGAAAGTCTTAAAGAAACGATTGAAATTCTTCTGTGAATGGCTCAAGTTAGCGAAAAATAAAGAGTATGACTATCGGGATATTAGCGTTTCCTTTACGCGTAATGTCCCAGTTGATGAGAAGATGATTGCAGATATGGTTAAAGAGCTATACGGTTTACTTCCGCATGAAGAATTAATTTCTTGGTTGCCTAGAGTGACAAATCCTGCGGCATCTATTCAAAAACTTAAAGAAGAACAAGACACAATGAATTTAGATGCGATAGGTGACAGCAATGAATGAAAAAGAATTTTTGAAGATAGTCGATGAATTATTCAACCTATCCGAAAAAGAACATCGGGAAGTATTGAAACTGTACAAGCGTCATCGTGACAATATTAAGCAATTAATTGCTGAATTGTTCATGAAATACGGGCAAGACGGCAAAGTCAACGTTTCTGACATTCCGAAAATTGAACGACAGATACAAGAAGAAATCAGAAATATTGCTGTTTCTGAAATCCCAATGGTTGCGTCTATCCTTTCTACAGTATTCACGCTTACTTATTATCGCACAGTATACATGATTGAAAAAACTATTCATACAACGTTTTCTTTTTCGTTGTTGAGAAAAGAAGTTGTTGATGAAATCGTAAACTTTAATTGGAGTGGCATTCCTTTTTCACAGCGTATCTGGAGTAATACAAATGCGCTTGTCGCTGCTTTGCGAACAGAACTGTATATAGGCATTCAACAAGGCGAATCATTAGACAAGATTGCAAAGCGTATTGATAAGCAATTCAATTCAAAAGCGTATCAATCACAACGCTTGATTCGCACAGAATCGGCTCGTGTGATTTCGTCAGCACAAGAAAAAATCTATCGAGAAAGCGGTGTAGTGAAATATCTCATCTACACAGCTACACTTGATAATCGTACATCGCAAATTTGCCGTTCTCGTGACGGTAAGAAATGGCGTATAGATGATCCAGAACGTCCTATGATTCCGGCTCATCCTAATTGTCGCTCATGTTGGATTCCTACAATTGAAGGTTATGAGCCGACAAAGCGCAAGGATAATGAGACAAAAGAAATTATTGAATACAAGACTTATGAAGAATGGGCGAAAGCCAAAGGTATTCAGTCACCTGTATAGGTGGCTTTTTTAATTGTCTTGACCTGCCATATGTCGTTAAACTGGGCAAAAATCAAAAAATCATGCACTTCTAGGACTATACAGGTGTTAGAAGGGCAAAGGAGGTCAAATACATATGAATTTAGAAGATGTTAAAAAGTTTTTTGAAGAAAACAAAGACAATGAGGAAGTTAAGGCATATCTTCAGGGCTTACGTTCAGTAAGTGTTGAAGAGGTGCAAAAAATGCTTGTTGAAAATGAGGAGTTAAAAAGATGGTTGGACAGTGAAAAAGACCGTCACTTCTCGAAGTCATTAAGTACATGGCAGAAAAACAATCTTCAAAAGCTGATTGATGAAGAAATCAAAAAACGTTTCCCTGAAGCTGATCCAAAAGATGTGAAATTGAAGGAATTGGAAGCGAAAATTGCTCAAATGGAGCAAGAAAAATTGCGTGAAGCATTGAAAAATAAAGCACTTACGATTGCAACAGAGAAAAAGCTTCCAGTTCAACTTATTGATTTTCTAATTGGTCAAGATGAGGAGTCTACACTTCAAAATCTTGCTACATTTGAGGAAGTGTGGACACAAAATCTTCAAGCACTTGTTGAAGAAAAATTAAAAACAAGTGGCGTAAATCCAAAAGATTCAAGTGCTACAACTCAATCATTAGAAAATTTATCGCCAACTCAATTAATGAGTATGGCTTATTCTCAATCCTCTAAAAATTAAAAAATAAAAAGGAAAGGTGATTACATATGGCTATTACACTTTTAGAATCTGCAAAATTATCTCAAGATACACTAAGAAAAGGTGTAATTGAAACATTTGTATTAAATGCTCCAGTTCTTCAAATGTTACCGTTCATCGAAATTCAAGGTAACTCTTACAAATATAACGAAGAATTAACTCTTCCTGGTGTTGAGTTCCGTGCGGTAAATGGTGCGTATGCGGAATCAACTGGTACAGTAAATCCGAAAACAGAATCACTTGTTATTCTCGGTGGAGATGCTGATGTTGACAAATTTATTGCTCAAACACGCAGCAACATTAACGATCAACGTGCTATTCAAACAGCAATGAAAACAAAAGCATTAGCTTTTAAATTCCAAGATACTTTCTTTAATGGGGACACTGCTCTCGATGCTAATTCTTTTGATGGATTAAAGAAACGTTTAACAGGAAATCAAGTTATTGTAGCTGATACAAACGGCTTGGATATTGATGCTGACCAAGCAAGCATGTATAGATTCCTTGAAGCGTTAGATGCTTTAATTTATCAAACTGCTGGAAAAGCAGACGCTTTATTTATGGACTCGAAAACACTATTGAAAATTAAATCTATTGCTCGTCAATTAGGCTACTTTGATAAAACTGTTGATGCATTTGGTAGAACCGTAATGGCTTACGACGGAGTACCAATGTTTGATGCTGGTGAAAATCCAGACGGTACAAAAGTTATCGGTCATAATGAAGTTCAAGGTACAGCAAATAATACAACTTCAATCTATGCGGTTAAGTTTGGTGCAGATGAATTTGTTTCAGGTTTAACAAACGGTGGAGTTCAAGTTTATGATTTAGGTGAACTTGAATCTAAACCTGCTTATCGTACACGTATTGAATTCTACTGCGGTGTTGCCGTATTTAATGGTAAAGCAGCAGCACGTTTAAAAGGTTTAATTGTTTAATACATATCTTTCGTGTTGGGAGGGTGGGTTCCATCCTCCTCTTTATTTTTATACATGGGGAGTGATTAGATGTACAAAATTAAAACACCGAATGAGAATTATAATGGCGTAACATACGGTGTTAAATTCACTAATGGACTAGGCGAAACAGATAGTGAAGAGGTTAAAAATATCCTTATTCACGATTTTGGATATGAGTTAGTGTATTCTGATACACAAGTCAAAGAAGAACAAAAAGAACAACCAAAACAAACTCCTAAAAAATCCCCGACTAAAAAGGGGTGAATTAGATGCCTTCACTTGATAATATAAAAACTTTATTGGGCATTTCTGATAATACTCAAGATAATTTGCTCAATTTATACCTAACTCGCGCAACTTTGTTCGTGAAAAACTATTGCAACATCGATGAAATTCCTGCTGAACTCGATGAGGTAATTGAAGATATCGCCGTTTATCGCTACAGAATGAACGGTGTAGAGAATGTAAAAAGTGAATCGAAAGGTTCGCTTTCCGAAACGTATCATGATTCGATGCCCGATGACATCATCGCTCAATTGAATCGGTATCGAAGGGTGAAAGTCGTATGAGACTAACAAAAACAGTATTTCTTCTTGGTGAAGGTGAGGAAGTATTAGTCGGCTGGAATGACTTCGGAGAGCCAATTTATAAAACGGTTTTTGAAAAAATCCCTATTCAATGTGAAATTGAGCCATATAGTTCTAAACTTGCTGAAAACAGATATGGAATCATTGTTGATGTGCAATATCGACTTTTTACAAAGCCGGATGAACGCTTAAAACTCGGTGAAAAAATCGAGTATAAGGATAAAAATTACACCATCACAGGTGTAATGGATTTCGATAGGCACTATGAAGTGCTTATGAAAAAGGATGATGTATCATGAGCCGTTTTCAAGAGGAAATTCAGAGAATGAAGGAAAGACGAGAACGAACAATACAGCAGATTGCTGTTTTCATCGAGGCGGAGGCGAAGTTACGTGCCCCAGTATCCACTGGAAGACTTCGCAATAGTATCACGCATCAAACCGAAAGCAGCGAAACACAATCAAAAGCATACATCGGTACCAATGTTGAATACGCTCCGTATGTTGAATTTGGCGTGGCAAGCAAGAATATCAAACCACAGCCATATTTACGCCCAGCAATTGAAGAGAATCGAGATAAAATCAAAGAAATAATACAGAAGGGAATGAATGCGAAATGACAATTTCACAAATCATTCATTCCCTTTTAGTATCTGATAATGAATTAGTGAATTTAACAGGCTATACACCAAAAAACAAACGAATTTCAGCGATGATTCCAAATGATCAAAATGATTATCCATACATTGTATTCGAAACTTTTCCATATGAAGCTGGAGAAGTCGATACATACAGATGCGATATTCGCATTGTCTCAAAAAATGTTGTTGAAATGGAGAAAATCGCAAAAAGATTGATTGATTTATTACATTTTCGTGCGGCAGATAAGCCATTTAGCGTGAATAATACTGCCATCTACCATGCCAAACACATTGGCGGTGGCGTTTTGTATGTTGATGATTTAAACGTATATGAGCAATTGTTAATTTTTCATGTAAAAGTAAAGGAGATGATCTAATATGACGACTGTAAAAGAGGATACGATTCTGTTAGGTTCTGGTGATCTTTACTTGGGACAAGTTGATCCAAACGCTACAGAAACAGAAATTCAAGCTGCACTTGTAAACGTTGGTGCTATTTCGGGCGGAGCAACATTGACTTACAAACCTACGTTTCATGATATAGAAAGTGCAAACAGAGGAACAATCATGAGTTTTCTAACTAAGGAAGAAATTTCCTTCAAAAGCGGAATTTTGACATGGAATCTTGAAAATTTATCAAAATTAAGTGCTGCAAGTTACTCTGAAGATACAACTGCTGGTACAAGACGGATTGGTATTGGTGGGCTGAAAAATGTACCTATTAACTACCTTCGTTTTGTGCATACGAAACCAGATGGTAAAAAACTGACAGTAAACATTTTCCGTGCGCAAGCACAGTCAGGATTTGAAATTACTTTTGATCCAGAAAAAGAAGTTGTATTGGATGCAGAGTTTAAGGCGTTGTCAGTTTCTGGAAGAGATGACGGCAACTTGGTTGAGATCATCGAAGAGCTCTAATTTATTCGGAAGGGAGTTCCCTTCCTTTTTTATCTTTATGTATGACAAAAAATTAGGAGGATGAAAGTATATGAAAATCATTGATTTGGATTTACTCGTGAATGAACCTATCACATTTAAAATTGGTGAAGAAGAATTTACAGTACCATCTACACCATCTACTCAGTTAGTTTTGCAAATGATGGATATCGAAAACAAAGTCGAAAAGACAAAAGATAATAAAGAACAAATTTATTTATTAGCTGAAATGGTAGCCACGTTACTTTCTCAAGGTGAACGAAAAGTGTCTATTGATGAAGTAATACAAAAGTTTTCAGTAATTCAAATGAAAAAAGTAATTGAAGCATATCAACAAAAAATGATGGAGATTAACACCAACCCAAACTCCTAATGCCCTCCCTTCCGACTGGTGAAGGGAAGGCGAGGGGAAGCGAAGGAATTGAATTCATGGAGAAAATAGCATATCTCAATATGAAAACTCGAATGTCGCATACGGAGATCATGAATCTGCCGTATGCGATTTTTTTAGCTTATCTCAAGCATTATCAGATGTTCGATCTCATGAGTACGCCAGAGGGACGAGAATACCTCGAAAAAGTTGAACGAATCAAACAAACTGAACCCGACTTTGAAAAACTTCGAAAAGTTTCCGGCTATAAGGCAGGTGAAAGCTAATGGCGACAGTGGATCTCGGCAGTTACAAAGCTGAAATTCTGCTGGATGATTCGAAATTCAATACGGCAATGCAAAATGCTGAACAAAACATAGAAAAAACAAAAGGAAAGATGAGTACGTTTGGCACTACAGTTGGCACACTTGCGGCAGGAGCAATAGCCGGACTTGGTGCAGCACTTGTCGGTGTTGGTGTTGCAGGCGGAAAAATGGCAGTTGATTTTGATTCAGCTTTGAAAAAGCTTCAAGCGTCAACTGGTGCAACTGACAAAGAAATGAAGCAAATGGAAAAGTCAATGAAAAATATATACAACATGAATCTCGGCGAATCATTTGATGATATTGCTGAAAGTATGGCTACTGTTAGACAAGTAACAGGACAGACAGGCAAAGAATTAGAGAATACCACAAAATATGCACTCATGCTTCGTGATACCTTCGGGTTGGATGTAGGAGAAACGGTAAATGCCGCAAATTCCTTGATGAAACAGTTTGGGATTTCAGCAAAAGATGCCTACAATCTCATTGCACAAGGAGCGCAAAACGGTGCTAACAAAAATGGTGATCTGCTTGATACCCTCAATGAATATGCTCCGCAATTCAAAGCACTGGGTTTTAGTGCCGAACAATTCACGAATGTGTTAATTGACGGTGCAAAAAATGGTCAATTCTCTATTGACAAAGTTGCAGATGCAATGAAAGAATTCAATATTCGTGCTAAAGATGGCTCAAAAACAACGATAGATGCTTTTCAATCGTTAGGATTTAATGCAAACGAAATGATGTCCAAGTTTGCAAAAGGTGGAGAATCAGCACAACAAGCATTTTCTCAAGTTATTAAAGCATTAAATAATGTTTCTGATCCCCTTGAAAAAAATCGCATTGGAGTAGAGCTTTTCGGAACTCAATTTGAAGATTTAGAGGCGGCAGGAATTTCTGCTTTTGCAAATATAGGAAAAACAGCTAGCTTATCGAAAGATGCTCTCTCTCAAATTTCTGAAGTTCGTTACGATTCGCTTGGTGAGGCAATCAAAGGAATTGGAAGAAATCTTCAAACAGCAATGATTGAGCCAATGCAACAGCATCTTTTGCCTGTACTTAACGATTTTGCTCAATTTATCTTGTCTAACATGCCTCAAATTAAGTCATTTATCTCAACAACATTTAAAGTGATTAGCGATGTAATTGGCGGAACAATTGATGCTGTAAAAAAGGTCATCACTGCTTTTTCTGATGCAAATACATCGACAAACTCATCATTTTCACAGATAAAAGAAAATATTTCTTCAATCATCGAAAATATTAAAGGTATTTTCTCTGATTTTGCAAAATTTGCAAAAGACATATGGAAGAAATACGGAGATGAAATACTCGCTACAGCAAAAGTAACGTGGGAAGCAATATCTCAAACGATTAAGGGATTGCTTGAAATCATTCGTGGTGTTATTAAAACGGTACTTTCCCTCCTTTCTGGTGATTGGAAAGGCGCATGGGAAGGAATAAAAAGTATTGCGAAGGGCGTTTGGGATACCATAGACGGAGTCATTAAAACAGCCATTAATGGGGTACATAATACAATTTCAACAGCGTTAAATCTTATTAAGAACATATTTTCTACAATCTGGAATGGAATAGTTTCTTTAATTAAAAATATATGGAACAATATAAAGAGTTCAATTTCATCAACTCTTAGCAACATAGTTTCTAACATTCAAAGCTCGTGGAATAATGCGAAGAATTTTCTATCAAATACACTAAATTCGATCCGAACAACAATATCCAATATTTGGAACAATATAAAGTCATCAATTTCTTCAACAATCCAAAATATTTCCAGTTCCATTTCATCAACGTTCAATTCGGTGAAATCAACCGTATCAAGTATTTTCAATAGTATCAAATCAACAGCAACAAGCGTATGGAATGGCATCAAGACAGCAATTACTTCCCCGATTGAATCTGCAAAGAAAACGGTGTTAAGTATCATCGATGCAATCAAATCAGCATTTAGCAAAATGAAAATCAGCATTCCGAAG